ACAAACTGGCACAATTGCTTTTTATCAAGCAGGTGCTACCGCTGGTACAATCAACTTGGCTATCTATCCAAGTGGTGCTTACACCACAGCAACATTGGTAGCGGCTGCTCAAACAGCCAATGCCACAGGCGGCTTGAACATTGGTATCCCAGATGCCAACGTCAGCGCAACTGCCAGTTTCACCAACTTGGCATAAGTTAAGCACTTACCCAACCCTGGACGTAAAAACTCCAGGGTTTCTTTTTGGCATTAAATACTCATAGAATGAAAATCATATGCCGTACTCTTTTTGATTGCAGTCTCACTGGTGTGACAGGACATTTCAGATCAAGTGAAATTCCTTTTGTGGATCGTGCTGGACAACGGGTCGGTGATCAATCGTCCTGGAATCATTCGCGCAACCAACAACGCAACTGGGAAACACTGCTACAAATTATAAGTTTGCGAACACAACCTATTGATCTCACTGTGCCTGTAGAAACGGACGGGGTATGGGAGTTTGAATTCCGAAGTGAAAGTGAAGGCGTATTCGAAATGCACGGAGACCCTGATCCCCTGGCCGGACTCAGAGTTGATTGTGAAGGAATACCCATGATGTTGAACCTGACAGAACAACCCAGTCTGGCTCCCACTATCACCACCAATGGCGAAGATCAAAACATTTGGTTCATTGCGGTAAATAATGCATTGGAGTAATCATGGTTGACACAACTGATATCGAAAAGAAAAGTCTTGAAGCGCACGTTGAACTGTGTGCAGAGCGTTATCGCCACCTGGAACTCAAACTAGAGAATTTAGAAACTGACGTTGCTTCTGTCAGCGTAACTGCTCGAGAAATACATGAAACAGTGACTCAACTGAACGATCAGCGCAACAATCAACTGCTCAACTGGGCCGTGGGATCAATTGGAGTACTAATGGCAGCGTTGGGCTACATGATCTCCCACTATGTAATAAAATGACCCGAGAACAAAAACTAGAAGCCTGGGCCGAACGTGAGCTCAAACGCAACATCGATAGTATCATAATAGATAATGGCGACGGCGGTATTGTGGTTTTTGGTCGATACTGTATCGAATCCATTGACACAAGATTCTGTGTGAGTACATGGGACAGAGAAATACACTGTTTCAGCAGTAAAAAAACAGCCATGAGTTGGTGTACTGCTGATCATCAACAACAGTATAATTTAAGCAATCTGATACTGGTACTGGATCGCAAAAAACAGGCATTAGCCGCAGACATATACTGTCGTAAAACAGTGGGCGAACGTGGACGCCACGAGAATTTTTATGAAATCATAAACATGAAAATTCAACCCAAAATAGACCAGTATAATTCCGTTGACGCAGAATTAGAAAATTGTGTAAATCGGGCTAAATATCTACAGATTAGAGGATTCAATAATGAAACTGCAAGAACTATCGGCTCCAACGCCAAGTAAACAAATTGCCAAAGTATTCGAAAGTTACTTTGGTTCACGCATTCGCTTTGACCAGTTGACACGCGGTCAAACCGGCAACATGCTGGCCAAAGTACAGGGTGTGTTAAAAGAACACCGCGGCACAACAGCCCGTCACAGCAGTGAAACCAATCCCAAGTATTTGCAACTGGTAATGATGGAACAGGCCCTGAGTGCCAGACTAAAAGAAACTGTGATGCCACCTGTAGCCGGCACTGCCGCTCCTGCTGGTACTCCTGCACAACCTGGTGCTGTTGGCGCCGCCGGCGGACAACCTGCTGTGGCCGGTGCAATAGCAAAAGATCCTAAATTAGCAGCCGCGTTGAAAAAATCAGCCGCTGGGCAATCATTGAATCCTGAAGAACAAAAACTTGTGGCCGGTGCCGCAATGATGCAGGCCGAAAGCCGTTTGCGTCGTGCAATGCATCGTCTCAATGAATCAGAAGTACAACAAGCCCAAGTGGTGTTGGCCGCACAAGACATGGTTGACAAGATGCAAGGCATGTTGGAAGATGTTACAGAATTGCAATTCAAAGAATTGCCTGCCTTGGTTGACTCAATCAAGAATCAAGTTGGTATTGATCAAGCCACACAATTCAATCAAGATGCCACTGCCGCTTTGGCTGGCCTGGTGCAAAATCTTCAAGGTGCCAAGCAACAACTTGACGCCGCATTGAATGTGGTAACAGGTCAAGCACCTGCTGGAGCCGCTGCCGCGGGTGCTATGGGCGCTGACATTGCCGCTGGCGCAGGTGACATGGCTGCCGCCGGTGCTGACATGGCCGCCGCAGGTGACATGAGTGCCGATGCTGAACTAGATGCTGCCGCTGCCGAAGCCGGTGCTGAACCCCCTGCTGCCGCGCTAGGCCGCGCCAAGAGATAATGAAAATATTTGAAGTTGACATGGGCATGGCTCCTACGCCTGACCCGGAACAACTTTCAGGCCTGGTGCAGTTCCTTAATGGTCGTGCCAATGATACCAATGCTCGAAAAGAAATCAGCCAGGATGCGTTTATCAAACTGGCCAATGATTTGGACATCAATATCACTGCCCAAAATCTAGCCGATATCGTGAGTCAAGAGCCACTCAGCAACTTATTGGAACCCATGGATCCAAACACAGGTGTGCTTATGTTTAAAGGTGCCGGACAACCTGATACGGCCATGCCAGTAAACAAAGCACAAGACATTGTGGCGTCAGCCGCCAAATCGGCCATGAACAAAGACCGCGGCGTCTAACCAAAACAGTCAACCAAAGATTGACACAAAACGTTAAATATAGTATACTCGACTATAGGAGGCGTATATGAAAAAACTCATCGCTTTGATGTTAATTGTTGGTTGTGTGGCAGTCCAGGCGCAACCCGGATTTAGGCACCATCACCACCATGGATACTATCCTGGCTACAACTACGGCTGGATAGCCCCCACCATTATTGGTGGCGTGATTGGTTATGAGATTGCACGTAACCAACCTCCTGTAGTGGTGCAACAACCTGTCATAGTGCAACAGGCCCCGGCCACAGTTTATTATGGACAAAGTCAACAATGCACCGCGTGGACAGAAGTCCAAAATTACGATGGCACAATTACTAGAACAAGGACCTGCTCGCAATGAAACTGAAACAACTAAGACACAAATTATACAGTGCTATCTTCAAACACGATAGCACAAAAGAAAAAAAGATTTGGTTCAAGATTCTTAAAAAAAGTACCAAACACAAACACACTGAGGACATACGATAATGGCATACTCACCACAACTTATAGATCACTACGAAAACCCACGCAATGTGGGTAAATTTGAAATTGACGACACCGTTGGTACCGGCATGGTTGGTGCGCCTGCTTGCGGTGACGTAATGAAGTTGCAGATAAAAGTAGATCCAATTACAGGAATAATTCAAGATGCAAGATTCAAAACATACGGATGTGGAAGCGCAATCGCGAGTTCTAGCCTCGTTACGGAATGGGTCAAAGGTCGAACACTTGAAGAAGCAGGATCCATTCGAAATAGCCAAATTGCTGAAGAACTTGCTCTCCCACCAGTCAAAATCCACTGCTCAATCCTTGCAGAAGACGCCATCAAAGCCGCAGTAGCAGATTATCGCAAAAAGCATGATCTCGTTTAGTGACACGGCACGAAACAAAATACAAAAATTAGTTACAGCCAAAAACTATGCTGGTATTCGGCTGGGTGTTAAAACTACCGGTTGCTCTGGGCTGGCTTATGTGTTAGAATATGTAAAAGAATACACGTCAGAACAGTATGTTACTAACTATGCACAGCCAGAGTTTGTTGTGCTAGTGAATCAAAAAGACGACATTTATCTTAAGAACATGACAGTAGATTATGTGCGCCAAGGTCTTAACGAAGGCTTTGAATTTTCAAATCCCAATGAACGTGATCGCTGTGGTTGCGGAGAAAGTTTTAGAGTTTAATTTGTACAATCCAAAATTTGATTACCAGCCTATTCCCCGGGTAACAATAGAAGGCCGTCGTTACTACGCCACCCCAGATGGCAACAACTTACCTAGTGTAACCACAATACTAGACCGAACAAAACCTCCAGAAAAAGTTGAAGCACTTAACCAATGGCGTCGCCGTGTGGGTGTAGAAAAAGCACAACAAATCACAACCGAAGCGGCCAACCGTGGCACAAGAATGCACACTTATCTTGAGCAGTATGTCAAGGAGGGTGCCATCAAAGAGCGCGGATCTAATCCTTTCTCTTGGCCTAGTCATGTGATGGCAGAAACTGTAATCAGAGATGGACTTAAAAATGTAAGTGAATTTTGGGGCATTGAAGTTCCGCTGTATTTCCCTAGCATCTACGCAGGCACAACAGATGGCGCGGGCATACACATGAACGAAGAAGCCATACTAGATTACAAGCAAACCAACAAGCCCAAACGGCGTGAGTGGATTGATGACTATTTTGTGCAACTTTGTGCCTATGCGGAAGCACATAATGAATTACATGGCACACGGATACGCAAAGGTGTTATTTTGATGTGTGTCAAGCCTGATTTGGACGAGCAACACAATATCATAGGAAAGCCCCAATATCAGGAATTTGTGCTGGAAGGCGCAGAATATGATCGTTATCGGGACTTGTGGTGGCGAAAGGTCGAGCAGTACTACATGCTAAATATGTAATATCGCAAGGACTATTACTGTGGCAATTGTACAAATCTCAAGAATAACTCAACGCAAAGGTCTAGCCATTGACCTACCCGAACCGCTAGCCGGTGCAGAACTTGGCTGGGCAACAGACACACGCAGACTTTACATCGGCAATGGTACATTAGCCGAAGGTGCGCCTGTTGTGGGCAACACTGAAGTGTTGACTGAGTTTAGCGACATTCTTAGTTATGCTACAGAATACACTTACCAGGGACAATCTGCAGGATATTCAGTACAAACGGGTACCACACCAAGTACGCCAGTGAGTCAAAGTGTACAATCTAGACTTGATAGCATTGCAATAATCACAGACTTTGGCGCCACAGGTGACGGTGTTACAGATGTCACTACTAATATCAACAATGCTTTGTATCAATTGTATTGTAGACAAGTTAATCCGCAAATCCGTCGTAGACTATATTTCCCCGCTGG